AATGCGCCCGGAAATCTATGCCGAAGCCAAAAAACTCGGCGCTGGCGAGACGGCACGCCAGACGGCGGAGACTGCCTGATGCGCCGTGGTTTCGGTGGGTGGAACCTCGATTCTATTCGGCATGGACTGGCCTCCTTTTTCGTCTCCTCCCTGCAAGCTGTTGGGGCTTGCCCTTGCCGTCGGCGCCCTGCGTCGGCGGCTTTCTTTTTTCCAGCATGGGCGGGCGCGCCTGCGCTGTCATCATTTTTTGCCTAAGGGGCTGTCATGAGCCGTGTCGAGAATGCTGCCTACGCGCTGGTGCATGCCACGCGCGAGCGGGCGCGGGATATTGCCGAGCGCACCGGGATCAAGCTGCAGGTGCTGATCAACAAGGTGTCGCCGACGTGCGACCGCAATCATCTGATGTTGTCGGAGGCGGTGGCGATCCAGCAGGCGGCGGGCGATCACCGCATCCTGCAGGCGATGGCGGAGGATCTGGGTTATGTGTGCGTGCCGGCGCCGGCGGTGTTCAGCGATGGCGATGTGGCGCATGCCTTGTCGACGATGTGCGGCGAGTTCGGCGATTACCTGCGCAAGGTTGACGAGGCGCTGCGTGATGGCCAGGTGACGCCGAACGAGCGCCGCGGCCTCGAGAATGAGCTGGCGGAGATGATCGCCTCCGCGACGCATCTGCAGAGCGTGCTGGCGGGCAAGGGGCGGCGCGGATGACGATTGCGAAGCCGAGGGCGGTGCTGGCCGCCTGGACCACGGCTGACGAATTGCGATTCGTCACCGGGTTGGTTAAGCGTTCCGCCCTGGCGGGGTATATCGCGGCGGCGACGAAGCGTTCCGACTGGGGCGCGGTGGATGTGTCCGTGGTGGTCGAGGCGGCGCAGCGGCGGCTGGATTGGCTGAAGAAAGGCGCAGCGTGAGTCTGCGCGACGAAATGCCTGTCACGGCGGAATTTATCGATGATTTTCGCGCCGCGTTCGGCGTGGATGAGATCAACGAACAGATCCGGCGCGGCATGCGCGGCGAAACGACGTTCTACGCGCAGGAAAACGGCCACGAGATCGGCCGCCGGGATCCGCGCGAAGGCGTGATACCGGCAATCTTCAAGCCGGTGGTGATCGCATCTGGAAAGGCGCAGCGTGGCTGAAAAGGTCGATACGGCGGCGCTGCTGGCTGGCATCAACATTGTCGATGTGATCGACGGGTATGTGCCGTTGAAGAAATCCGGCGCGGAATACGAGGCGTGCTGCCCGTTCCACGCCGAAGACACCCCGAGTTTCAAGGTGTCGCCGACGAAGCAGATCTACCACTGCTTCGGCTGCGGCGCGAACGGCGACGCGATCGGCTTCCTGATGGCGCACAAGGGCGTCGGCTTCCTCGATGCGGTGCGCGAGCTGGGCGGTGAGGTGGGCGCTGAGGGCGTTCCGCGTTCCGTTCCTGTTCCACAGACGCCACGCGAGGAGAAGGCGCGTTCTCCATGGGTGCCGGTGATGCCGGCGCCGGACAATGCCGGGCCGCTGCCGACGGCGCATTACGTGCGCGGCAAGCCGGTGGCGGTGTGGGAATACCGTTCCGCCGAGGGCCGGCTGTTGGGCGCGGTGTATCGCTTCGTGAAGTCGGACGGCGGCAAGGAAGTGCTGCCGGTGGTGTGGGCGAAGCGTTCCGACATGCCGGGCGTCGAGGATTGGCGCTGGATGGCCTTCGGCGAGAAGAATCGGCCACTGTATGGCCTCGACCGCCTCGCCGCGAAGCCGGACGCCACGGTGCTGCTGGTCGAGGGCGAGAAGTGCGCCGATGCCGGCCATGAGGAACTGCCCGATCTGGTGGTGATGAGCTGGCCGGGGGGCGGCAAGGCCGTCGCCAAGGTCGATTGGTCGCCGCTGGCGGGCCGCAAGGTGATTACCTGGGCCGATCTCGACGAACCGGGCGAACAGGCCATGCAGGCGGCCCGCGAGCGCCTGCGTTCCATCGGTTGCAAGCTGTGGGATGTGAAGTTGCCGCCCGTCGGCAGCAAGCCGAAAGGATGGGATATCGCCGATGCGGTGATGGATGGCCTGAAAGGGCGCGAACTGGCCGAATTCGTGCGCGCGAATGCGCGTTCTGCCGTTCCGCGCATGACTACGGAACAAGCGGAACAGGCAGCAATGGCCACGCTTTCGAGCGGAACGGCAGCGCGTCAGAATGCGCCGGAAAAGCGTTCCGCCGCGCCGCTGCTGCTGGATGCGAACGAGTGGCTCGACCAGTCGGTGCCGATGGAATGGGTGATCGATGGGATCATCCAGCGCGGCTGCCTGTATGCCATGACAGCGATCACGAACCACGGCAAGACGGCCATCGGCCTGCTGATGGCGATGTGCGTGGCGGCCGGCAAGCGCTTTGCCGAGCGCGACATCCTGCCAGGCAAGGTGATGATCCTGTGCGGCGAAAACCCGGACGGCTTCCGCACGCGCATGCGCGCGACGATGGCGCACCTGGGCATCGACCGCGATGATCTGACGGGCCTGATCACGGTGCTGCCGCAGGCGCTTCCGCTGGCATCGGCGGTGCAGCAGATCCTCGAAGAGGCGCGCCGCAAGGAAGGCGACTATTCGATGGTGATGGTGGATACCTCCATCGCCTATTACTCGGGCGACGACGAAGACGACAACCTGCAGGCGCGCACGCATGCGTGGAATCTGCGGGCGCTGTCCGAGCTGCCCGGCCATCCGGCCATCGTGGCGATGACGCACCCTGCCAAGAGCGCGGACAAGGAAAACCTGCTGCCGCGCGGCGGCGGTGCATTCCTGAACGAAATCGACACGAACCTGACGGTGTGGAGCGAAGGCGAGACGGCCGTGATGCACTGGCACCGGAAGAAGCGCGGGCCGGACTTCGATCCGATCCCGTTCGAATTCCACGGCAAGAGCATCGAGGAGCATGGCCGCACGGTGCCAACGGTGGTGGCCGCGTATATCACCGAGCAGCGCGAAGGCGAGCTGCGTAGGAAGCGCCATCAGGCAGAAGACATGCTGTTACGCGAAATGCTGGCCGCGCCGAACGCGGGCTTCCGCCAGTGGGCGGAGCGGTGCGGGATGAGCGGCACGAGCGCGGTGCATCGGGTGATGCAGCGCTTGAAGGATGATCGGCTGGTCGAGAAGTATCGCGGCTCGCTGAGATTGACGAAGTTGGGCAAGGACGAAGCAGCACGCATACCGTAGCACTGTAGCGCGCGTCATATCAACCGGCGGCTTCAGCCAATAGGCGGGCGAGAACCGGGGACCAAAAGGCGCGTGATGAGGTAGGGGCTGGTCGTATGACTTTCGCTCCGGGAAGACTGAATGAAGGGGTTGTGAATAACTGTTCCAGTGAGCGGGAACGCTATGGAACAGCGCGGAACGGAACGGAACGCCGCCGGGGATTTGGCGCGTCTTTTTGGCGGTTTTTTCTCCTCTGTTCCCTCGTCGGCGACGGGGGGTAGGGGGGAATAAATACGAAGTATTTATTTCCCCCCTAACCATCCCCCGGCGCCGGGTTGGCAGGCTTGGCAAAGGAGCGAGTATGTCGAAGGCTGGTTTTCTTGGAAACGATCCTCATCGCGGAACGGTGCTTGCTGAAACGCGCGGATGGGTTCTATTCAAGATTGAGGTGAATGGTGAGTGGTTGGCTTTGAAGCTCGCATCTAAGGTGGTGCAAGCCAAAGGAAACTACTGGCTTGGGTGGAATGGTGAAAGGCTTGCTTGTAACCGTGACGCTGCGATATTGAACACGTGCCACCCCGATGTTTATGACTGGGTGATTTCTGTGCTTGAAGGTGTGTCGTCATGATCACGATCAACATCCGCAACAACTTCCCCGAGGTGGCACGTCGGCTCAACGAGGTCGGCCGCCAGGTTGGCGACAAGGCCATGGTGCGGGCGCTCAACAAAACCGTGGATCAGGGCAAGACTGAGATGGCGCGCAAGATCAGCCAGGAGTTCAACGTCACGCGCGACACGGCCAAGCAGCGCCTGGCCGTGCGCTATGCATCGGTGCGGGGTGGGGCGCTGCGCTTCCAGGCATTGCTCGAAGCCACGCGCCGTGGCCGTGGGCGCTCGATGAACCTGATCCACTTCGTCGAGAAAAGCGTCAGCCTGGCCGAGGCCAAGCGCCGGCGCAAGTCCGGCGATCTGGCGCAGATGCGCTTCAAGGTCAAGCGCACCGGCGGCAACAAGATGATCAAGGGCGCCTTCATCGGTAACAAGGGGCGCACCCTGTTCATCCGCACCGGCAAGGCGCGACTGCCGATCAAGGCGCTCAACACCATCGATATCGGCCAGATGTTCAATGCCCGCCGGGTTAATGACATCGTGAAAGCCGTGATGCTCAAGCGCTTCGATGCCAACTTCACACGCGAGTTGCGTTCGGTGCTGAGGGGGTTCGCTAGGTGATGATCATGTGGATAACTTTCACGGGTCCTTCCCAGCCAAAACCCAACACGGCGCGAACCGACGCAGTTTTTGTCCAGTCACGCGATGATGAATATGCTTGACGGCCTTGACCTCTTCCCATCAGACCTGATTGATGCGGTGCATCGCACCGCTGCCGACGGCGTGTCTGACGATGTGGCGGTTGCACGCGCTGCGCGAAGTGCTGCGAGATTGCATGCCCGCCGCGCCAAGTCAGAAGCACATCTTGCCGAAATACTTCCGGCGCGCATCTCGGCGGGGGAGTCATGGCATGTTATTTCACACGGAGACATAGACAGTCTTTCATTCTTAACGCACGTGCTGTCCGGTGTCGAATACCTGGACAGGGTATTGATCTCGACATGGTGCATGGCCAAACCTGATCTTGACCAGTTGTCGTCGTGGTTGGATGCCGGTCGAATCGACCAGCTCGACCTTTACGTCGGTGAGATATTTCCGAATCAGTATGGCGACGAGTACGCGCGCGCGTTGGAAATGGCTGATGTCTATGGCTGTCGAGTTGTTGTTGCGAGGAATCACAGCAAGATCATGCTGATGTCCTGCGCGGCCGATGGTTATTATCTCGTCACCGAGAGCAGCGCGAACGTGAACACGAATCCACGCATAGAACAGACGGCCGTGCATGCCTCGCGCGATCTGTACGACTTCTATCTTGATTTTTTCCACGGTCTAAAAACGATTGATCGGAGGCATGCGGAATGATCGGAGAACGGGTTCGCCAGGCCGAGCTTGCGCGGCGCCTTGAAGTCAGCCGGCAGGCTATAGGCGACCTGGTTGCCCGTGGAATCTTGATGGTCGGCGCTGATGGATTGGTGGATGTCGATTCAGCGCGCTCAGCGATTTCAGCTAACGTTCATCCGACTGGGAAAACGGCCGCCGCCGCTCGTCCGGCGGAAGGTCCGCCGCCGGATGCGCCAAAGCCCACTACGATCGATTATCACGCCGCGAAAACCCTGCGTGAATACACAGAAGCCCAGCGTGCCGCACTCAAACTACGTCA